CGTCAGTGGCCGCACCGGGCTTCATGTTCTCGGCACCGATACCGCCAGCATCACCGTCAGGCAAGGTAGCGTCCGGGTCGAACATGGCGAAGGCAGCGTCGAAGTCCCTACGGATAGCATCAGGGCCAGCAGTCCCGGTAGACCGCTGGCCCTCCTGCCCTGTAAACGTGCGCTTCGGCTTCGCCATCGTCTACANCAACCTCCCTTTCGCCCGCTTGGGTCTGAACTCAAAGGCGAGACCGTAGATCGTCGTCGGATCGTCCGGCTGGGCGTTGAAGAACTCCATCTGCACCCGATGGCCCGACCCGTAGATCCTCGTCCTGGTCGTCACCGTGCTGCGGTAACCCCATATGTCGCCCCACNTGGACANNCCCCACACGAAGTTCTCNTAGAGGGCCTGTTCGATGATCTCTTCCCGCAAGATGTCGTCAACGTACAGCCTCAACGTAAGAAGGCTGGTGCCCTGCTCCGGCTGCCGGAACGCTATGTAGAGCCGTAGCAGGTTCTTCTTGTGNAAGGGNTAATCCAAGTTGAACTGCTTCGTCCTCACCCGCATCTCGATGGGCTGGTCATGGTCGTTATAGCCCGTGTTCATCTTCAGGATGTATCCGTTGGTCGCTGCCAGCAGGTCGCCGTTCAGCCGGTGGCAGAAGTCGTTCACAAACAGGTTGGTGTACCGGGTGAACGCTCCAAGTGTCCAGTCAAAGACAAGGATGCGGTTGTTGCGGACCGCATCCTCGCCCTCGCCGTAGGCCAGCATGTACCGCTGGTTGTTGCTGTCGAAAACGGCCACGGCACGCTCAGGGATACGGATCTGCCGAAGCAGCGCCTCAACCTTGTTGGCCGCAAGGTTTCGAATCAGGCCCTCCGTGGGCTCAATGGTCACGTTCATGTCCAAGACCGCAGGGGACAGAGCGTAGATTCCGCTCTGGCCGAAGAACGTCAAGCTACCCGGCGTCAGCGCAATGCTGTAAGGGGCGTCGGTCCCCACGCCGGTCGGCAGTTTGATCCAGGTTGCATCCTCTTCGGGGTCAAGGCCGCGCCAGGCCCACACACTGTGGCGGTAGAAAACAAGAAGCGCATCCCCAAAGGCAACGATGTTCTGCACCGGCCCGTCACCCGTGGTCGGGTAAAGGACGCTTACCTTCTTAAAGAAGCCGGGCTCATTGGGCTCGCTGTAATAGAGGGCCGAAGCATTTTCGGGGTCACCAGCCGCAAAGATTCGGTAACTGTTGGGGTGACGGACGAGGAAGCGGCACCGACGGATGGGAGTCAGATCGCTAATGACAGGTTCCTCGGGCTGCTCCTCATCCTCGGGCGGCTCCTCATCCTCGGGCNGCTCCNCATCCTCGGGCTGCTCCGGTTCGTAGTTCGGAACGTCCTGTACCGTTTCCCCATCCCACACTCGGTAGCTCGCTCCGTCCACAAAGTACAGCTTATCCTGAAGGAAGAAATATCCGACCCGTGGTGAGGCCAGCTTCGCTACTTCCTCCAGTCTGTACCCCTGGTCTTCTCGCACCCGAAACAGCNTCGGGGTGCCCGCCACATCCACAACGGCCATGAGCCAGACTTCGCCGTTGTCACGGGGCCACTCGAAAATCTGCTCCACCTGACCGCCATAAGACACATTGTTCAGGCGAATATAGCCCTTGCGCTTGGTGATCCCGCCACGTTCGAGCAGGTCAATGTTATCAGCCTGGACCAACTCATTGTCCATTAAATTGTCAGGGGCGGCATCGGTGTTGAGGCCGCCCCTGAAATCGTAGTAGCTGCGAAGCAACTTTGCCATTAGCGAATCACCTTGACCACGTTAGGGGTCCGTACTCGCTGGAGGATGTTATAGACCCGAATGGCCTGCTCCTTAAACTCCCGGAAGTGGCGCAGCCCGTCGGGGTTCTCATCGTCATCCTTTAATTTCCACAAGGCGATGAGGCCCGTTATAAGCACGCTGTGAAACGCAGGATGAACCTCCGGCGTTTCCAAAATGCCCGTGATCGGCTTGGGCATCCTGCGGTAGTGAATGTAGTAAACCCCTGGCTCCCTAAAGCGAATGAGGTTGTCCATCACCTCATAGTCAAAATAGGGGACGCCCGGTGCCGTCTCGACCTTCCTGACGTTTGTCACCGTGGGAGGCAATTCGTACCACTCGTCCGGGTTTTTGATCTCTCCCCGAACCACCTCATAAATCAGGGCCATATCCCCCAGCATGTTCAAGGCCAAGTTGATGAAATACACAGCATCAGGATCGTCGATGAACTCCTCGATGTACGCTTCCGCGGCTTTCTTGATCTCAAGCCCCGTCACGCTGGTTCCCTCCCTTCCCTGATCCAATCGCCTTGATGAGGAGGTACAAGCTCCCACATGCCAGAGGCTTTGCCCTGCGGATCCCACGGGCCGGAGCGAGGGGGGCGATAACTCCAGAACGGGCCAATGCCAATGGCAGCCAATTCACCCCCGCCGCTCAAGACTGCAGTCACCCACGCCCCCTTTTGCCCAGTCGCATACCCGCTTCCACCACTAGAAACGGTTGGAGCCACCCGAGCTTCCTTCGTACCGGTTGAGTCAATCGCTCCACCACCGCGGACGACAACCAACACTCGGAGGCTCTTGCTCCCGTCAACGAGCGCCGAACCCTTTCCCGAAAGAAGAACGGGACCGCCTCCGGCCTTGAAGCCAACTGCGACTCCTCTTCCCCCACCAGTTAGAGTAACAGCTATGTGAGCACCCTTGTGCCCGTGCGCTTCGAGTGCCCCGCCACCGGTAATCGCGGCGTTACCAGCCAGGCGCTCCAGGGCCAGGCCGGTCGCTGCGAGCAATCCCCCACCGGTGATCGCTGGTGCGCCCCAGGAAGCCTTCGCACCGAGCAAAGCCAGTGCGCCACCGCCACTGACCGCCACGGGCCCGGCTTTCTGGGCTGTTACGACGACGGCCACCGATCCGCCGCCCCGTAGCAGGGGCTGGACCTTAACGGACTTGCGCCCTGCCCCTCCAAGAGAACCGCTTCCGGTGAGGGTGACAGCTGCAAGGACGGACTTTCTGGCGGTGACTACGATACCGCCCCCGCCAGTCACCTGGGGCTTGCCGGGAGGAACACCCCAGATAGCTCCCCATTCGCTTTCTCCCCACCGGAGGTATTCGTCCACGTTCGTCTCCTTACTTGTTCAGGTCAAGAGTGATGCTCTGCAAGGTGTAGGTGCCAGGGTTCGCATACACCTCTTCAGTAACGTCAGCCCAGCCGTACAGGGTGCCACCCGTTGCAGCCGACCAGAAACCAACAGACACCACTCGGGCACCAGCAGGAACGGTAAACACAGGCTGATCGCTAGCGGTAAGAGCACCGCTGGCTGCTGTGTTCCACGCTACAGATTGGCGCTGGTAGCCACCTCCCGAGATCTCGTTGGCCGCAGTGGCAGGGGTGTCACTGTGGAGCGAAACGAACTTCACCAGGGTTGCCAAGTGATTCAGCATGGCATTCTTGGCATCCGTGGTATAAGCGCTAGCCATCTGTGCTTCCCTCCCCGGTAATCCAAAGCGTTGGGGGAGCGGGCAAGTGGATACCCTGGCTCATGAAAGGAGCCTCCTCAGATGTTCAAGTCTACCTCAGCAGGATCCACAGTCTCAGACTTCTTACCCTTCCTAGCCACAGGCTTCTCAGCCGCTACCGGCTCATCGTCGCAGAAAATCCACAAGCCAAAGCCCCTGTGCTTTTCCAGGTACTCCTGCTGCTTCGGATCGTCCGTCTTGAACTCACCATTAACAAACTCAATCCGCTTGACTTCGGGCTCGGCGTTGATAACAAGCCCCAGCCTCGGACTGCGATAGGTCTTTACCTTAGCCATGAAACTCAACCCCCAAAACGAACTAGGGAGGGGCCTTGTCGGCCCCTCCTTGTTACACAGCGTTGTGCAGCACGGCGTGGACCTTCTCCAGCCGCACCGACAAGCCAACCTCGGTGATGTACTCGTCCCGCCAACCGTCCTCGTCCGGAAGCTGGATGTTGGTCCTGAGCGTGGTGTCCCGGCCATTCAGCGGGCGGTACTCGATGTAGTCCATGTCCACGCCGAAAGCCAACCCCTGATACTCCTTCTCCAGCGTCCTAGACGGAACGATGTACAAGTCGCCGTGGAACGACTTGTACTGCTTGAGCCGGATCCCATACGTCTCTTCGCCGCTACGGGTTTCAATCCGATCACGGGCAAACTTGTTGATGATGGACCCCACACGGTAGGAGCAGACGAGGAGCTTGCGCGGAGATCCGTGTTGGAACAGCATTTCGCAAAACTCCTCAAACTTGTCTTCGGTGAGGTTGTTGCCCGCGTCGTAGTGCTTGGTCTTGATGAACTGAAGCAAGCCGCCGGTCATCCGCCGCTTGTTCAACACGTCCTCCTTGCGCTCGCCGAACAGCAGCGCGCGCTCGATGTCCAGGCGGTGCTCCAGGGCCTGATCCCGACGCAGACGAGCGCGCTCCGTCTCGTTGGTCCTCAGCGATTCCCGCTCGCTGGTCATGGACTGGTCAAACGGGCGACGGAAGATCTGCGTGTAGTTGTACTCCTTCACAGGCTGGGCGACTTTGGGTTCAGGCGCACGGCTGAACTCCTCCATCGCGTTGCCCAACCTCAGAAGCCAGTCGTTGTCATTAATGGGCGCAGGCGTGGTCACGCCGTAACCGCGAACAACTGTGACAGTCTTCGTCGCATCGTCAACCCCCGTGACGAACATCACCTCGCCCGTGCGCGGGACCTTGATGATGTCCCTGGTCCGGAAGATAGTGGGGTCGTCCACGACGATCTGATTCGCGCTAGCATCCACACCGCCGTCCGCCTGGGTCCACCATGCACCCGGCTCAGAGTCGTACCAGTAGAACTCAGCCGTCCTGGTGGGGCGCTTCCTTGCCCGCATGAGGATGACCAGGAACGGGTTCGCATCAGGGATGAGGCGTGCGATCTCCTTGGAAACGTCAATGTCCCTGCGGTCACGGTCAATCCCGAAAGTGGTAACGGGAGAGTTGGACGCAGGGGTGGAAAGTCCGTAATCGAACTCACCAGCCATTGTTCAGTTGCACCTCCGCTTAAGTTCTGTGGCCTTAGCGGAGCGCAACAAAAACCCCACAAGGTGTTTGGCCTGTGTGGTTGCTGTTTCTGTTTGACGCTCCGCCTTAGCCGAAGATTCCTTGTGGTTGCCCTGGGTCGCCGAAGATTTGCCGCTTGATGATCTCCTCCGGGCTGGGTTGCGCCTGTTGCCTGCTGGCGTTCCCAGCCGTGGGAGCAGGCATCTGAGCGGCCTTCTTCACAGTGTTCATCGCTTGCTGAATCGCCGCAGTCTGCGGCACCTGCTGCTGGACGGTCTGCGCCTTGCGGGCCTTAGCGGCCAGGTACGCAAGCTCAAGACCGCCAGGCTGCATGGCGAGCACAGGCTGCTCCTTGATGACTTCGAACATGTCTCGCCGGTACTCGTCAAAGTCCTGGTACTTGGACTTGAGCGATTTGATTTGCCCCCGGAAGTGCTCCTGAAGCTGGGCCTGCGTGTAATACTGGTACATTGGGCCGAGAAGCTGGCCCAACGCCTGACCAATCGCCTGGCCCTCTTGCTCAAGGATCCTCCGCGCCACACGCTCCGCGAGCTGCTCCACGACCTTCGGCCCTTCGGATTCCAGCTTGTTCAGGAACTCGTCAGGGCTCATGGCGGGCTCAGGCTCTCGGAGCTTCTGTGCAGGGTGCTGTGCAGCGGGCTGCTGATAGCCCTGCACCGCCTGCGCCTGCTGGAGGTAGGCCAAAAGCTGCTGGTACTGCTGCTGCAACGTACCAAGCTGCTGGCCCTGCTCCCCGAGCTTGCGCTGAAGCTCCTCGTAACCGCGCTCCAGGTCCTCCGGGGTCTGGTACTTGCCTGCCCACAGCTTCTGCCCAGGGTGTCCCTGCTGCTGTGCCCCCACATCCGTGTCCGGGTATCCCTTATCGGGGCCGTCCTGCGGATGTGTGTCCACAGTCTCCGGGGCCTGGTCCGGCTGAGCCTCGGGCGTATGTGGGGCGTCTCCCGTCTCGGGGACCCCAGCAACGTCCTCATCGCTCAAGCCGAAAATGTGCTGCATGTTGTCAGGCACGTTAGCCCTCCTTAATCCTGTCGAGCCTGCGCTCGACGAATTGTTTGACCTGCTCAAAAGCCTTCATGCGCCCTTGAGAGCGCCCGACTTCGAGCAGGTCATTGAAACTACGGGAGGCCAGGTCATTGGCCTCCCGTCGAATCCACTCATCAAGAACCCTTGCCAGCACGGGCCAGCCGTCGTGCATTGCCAGCCGAGCCAGCTTCTCATCGTCTTCCCGTGTGGTCAGAGTACTCACAGCATGCTACCTCCTGAAATCGGCTGCCCTGTCGGGCCGTAGAGAACAGGCTGTTGCGGCTGTTGCGGCTGTTGCGGTTGCTGCGGCTGTCTACGGCCCGAATTCTGTTGGTTCTCTGGCACCCGCCCAGCCACAATCTGCTCATGCAACATCTGCTGTAACGCCATCTGCGCCATCTGCTGTTCGACAACCTCACGCGGCAGGAGCAAGCGCTCGACATTCCTCACGTCGAATGACTGGATAAGCATCTTTGTCAACTCGTAGCGGTCGATGTACGGGTTCTGAGCCGCCAGCGCCATGAGTTGGATCAACTGCTGGCGGCGCAGCTCCTTGTTGGCCGCAGGGTCCACGTTGGAACCGCTGGGCAGGTAGTCACGCTCGCCAATTAAATCCCCAGGTTCCACCATCACCCACTTCATACTAGCGTCCTCACCAAAGAGGCGAACGACCCTGCTCTGGTCAAGGAACTGCTGGTTGTTTAGGTCCATCAACATAGCTAGACGCTTAATGCCTAGCTCCTCAAAGAGCATGATCTTGACATCAAACCGAATACCGGCAGAGGAGCTTTTGGTCACAACCTCCGTAGCCGTCTCCTGGCGGGTCGGGTCTACACCACGCACCACGGGCGGCACGCCGAGAGCGTTTTCCATGTCTCTTTCAATGACGTTGCCCTCAATGTAAGCGGAGGAGGGAACATCGGAAAACGAAATCTCCGTCACGTCATCCGGTTGGTCCACGAAGATAATGCCGTGTGGCCTGCTGACAAGCTCCGACTCGTCAATGTCGGCTCCACGCCGCACCTTCCACATGCGGTTTAGGATCATGCTGGCGTTATCAATACGCTGGTTCCGCTGAGTGTTCAGTTCCTCTTGCAAGTGCTGGATGATCTCCACAGCACTCATGCCGTAGAACTCGTTAGGCAACGGCTCGAAGCTGGCGACCACGTAGGGTTTCTTACCGTGCTTCCAGTACGGGTTCTGACCCTCGTATGCCAGTTCGCAGCGGTTGATGAGCATGGCGTAGCGCTGGTCTTCCCAATAGTGCAGGACCTCGTAGGTCAGGCCAATGCGTACACCCTTCTCGTCGGCCCAAAAGCCGTCGGTAGTCTCGGGCGCGAGTCCTACGGCGCTCATGCGCTCATAACGACCGTCCTGGATGCTGGAAACAGAATGGACCTTCTCCCAGTCAATAGGAAACACACGTCCGAGACCTGCTTCTTCGAGCACGGCCAGCTTTTGCTCAATTTGCTCTCTTGACAACCACTCCCGCTGAAAAACAAATCTGCAGGAATCAATGTCATATCCTCTCGGATCAGGCCAAAAGTCAAAGTAATCCACGACCTGAATCTCGTTGTCGTCCCACACACGCTCCGAAATCTCCTGGTACTCTACAACAAACTCGGGCTGCGCCCCGTTGTACACCACGTCAATCGGATTGGCAAGGCGAGGGATGGGGATACGCACCGTCCGGTCCTCCACACGCCAGCCTACCGACATAATCCCGGCGGGGAAGATGAGGACGGACGTAATGAAGTCGTAAAACTTTCGCTTGATACCGTTGCGGTCCAACTGCTCGTCAACAAGAGCGGAGGCGACCTTAGCTTTCTCTGCGTTCTCGGCCATGATTTCCGGCGTAGCGCCCGCAAACGGGCGAGGGATGAACTCCAGGTACGGGCGTGTAGAGAAGAACGACTTGACAATCCTCGCCCGGATAGAGTCCAGGTACTCGTAGGTCTTGGGGATGTGGAGGTTACTACGCCCTTCAATGTGAGCCTTATCCCGCCAGCCACGATAGAGCTTATACCACTCCAACGCTTTCGAGTCGTATTGCTTGCGCCACGACTCGGCGTAAGCGAAACGAGTGACAAGCTCTGCCGTGCGCGCCTCTCGGTTGAAGTCGGCAGGAAGGCGAAACGTCGGTTGTTCTACTTGCACCAGTGGAGAAGCCATCACTTACCACCTTTGCGCTTGTTCACACGCTCCGGCAGCTTGCGCTTGCCGGTCTTGCGCTCCCACTCGCGGACCGTCTCCCACGAGATCTCGCCCCGCTGCGCCATGGCGTAGAACTTACGGCGCTGGGCTTTTGATTTAAACGGCATGGTCGCTCTTGGCCTCCTAGCCCCTCAATATCCCGTGATGGAACTCACCACAGGGCGTGTAAGCCTTTCCCGCCTGCGCCTGCGCTCGTACAATTCGAGCGGGCTCGCCGTCTTCGGCGGGCGGGACATGATACCGTACCGAATGGCCTCCGGACCGTGGTCCTCGCACTCATCTGCCACATCCTCCGGGTCGTTCTCGTCGTGGACGAGAGCGGGGAGGGTGCGGATAAGTTCGTAGCAGTTGCGGAATATCTGCAGGCGGGCCGTCTTGCGAGGCTGCCCCGTCACGGGGTCAGGCTCGCTGTTCAGGTCGTCGTAGGGCTTGAGCGCCTCCCGCAACGCCCGCCAGCCTGGAACCCTGCGGTTGTCAGCCGGGACCAAACCTTTCAGTCCGGCCTGGGCCATGATCTCTGCACCGGAAATGCCCCGATCCTGACGGCGGTTCCACAGGTCGGGGGAGGCCACGGTGTAGCTGATAATCTCATCTTTTGGCGTCATGCTGAGGATGATCTCAGCAGCCTCCGTGAGCGTCAGGTTGGGCCTGTAAAGCTCACGGTAGACGTAGAGCTTGCCCTCCGGCGAAACCGCCCACCAGTAGCAGGCCGTGCAGTCCAGGCCGTAGTCCAGGCTACGGAACCTCTTCCACCACTTGGGGATTTCAAACGGCTCGACGACGTGAATCTCCTCACGCCACTCAGGGAAATACTGCCCGGCAAACACGTTCCAGTCGCCTTCGAGCAGCGCCCTGCGCTCCGCTTCGGGCAAGCTCTGCAGGCGGCGGATGTAGTCCGGGTCGTTCTTGAGCAGGTAGGGGTTGTCCTGAACCCTGGCCGGAATGAAAGCGTACCGGACTCCCGTCTCGTCCTCCCAAACGATGTCCCGCAGGCCTTTGTCCACGAACATTTCCTTGACCCAAAGGTGGCCGATGTTCCCTGGGTTGCTTGCGGCCCTGGCCCTCGGCCACGCACCGGGGACCGTGGAGCGAAGACGGGAGCCGACCAGGTACGTCCACATGTACTTTGTGAAGTGGGTTAGCTCGTCAAAGCCGATGAAGCCGTACTCAGACGACTGGTACTTGTGAACGTCGGACTCTCGCTCACAGTACCCAAACTCCAACACAGAACCGTTCTTGAAGTACCACGCCTTCTCGCTGGCTCTCCACTCGCAAACGCTGCGAGGGAACTTCTCCAAGCTGCGCTGGATCAGAGACCGATTCAGCTCCGGGAACGTGCGGCGCAAAAGCAAAGCCCTGTTGCCGGGAGTCTCCACGCATTGGATGAAAGCCTCCCACAACAAGGCTTCGGACTTGCCGCCGCCAGCAGCCCCGCCGTACAACACCACATCGGCAGGGCAGGAGTGGAACACCCGCTGGCGTTCCGTGGGCACGTATACGGTTGAGAGGTCAAACTCCCGCACCCGGATCATTCGAGCCTCTGCGGCCTCGGCACGCCGCCCAGGTTGATGGTGAACTCAATCGGAGCGCCGCCCTTGCCGGTAATCTCCTGACGGTCGTTGTAGCGATCACCGCGCCGAGCCTTGAGAACGCGCTCAATCATCCTCTGATCGCCATTGAGGTAGCCCAGCATGAGCGCCGTCTCTTCCACAAGGTCCGTACAGGCTTCGTGGGCGAGCTGCTCCATCTCAACGAACTCCTTGTGCTTGCGCCATTCGTTGCGGACCTTCCACACAGACACACGGGCGCTGTCCGCCGCGCCGCTCTCGGTGCCCTTCCAGGACAAAGCCTTGAGGTAGACGATCATCTTCTCCCGCTCTGGGTGGCCTAGCATGAAGTCGTCGGGCACGATAAAGCGGTCGCTGAACACACGGGCCTTGTCAATGGCCTCTTTGAGGATGTTTGCTAGCAGCATCTGCGGCGGTTCAGCCAACGCTATCACCCAAAACAAAAGACCAGGCGCACATGCCTGGTCGTTATAGACAATGCGGCTTGATTATATACTAGCATGTAAACCCCGCCGTGTCAACACTAATGCGATAACGGCGCGGCTTAGAAGCCGATCGGGTAGCGGGTAATTCTGAAAGGTTTTGCCGTTTTGCGCACGCGCCTGTTGCGGGAGCCGGAGGACTTCTTGCTACGGTTGCGCCTGCGAATATCCTCGCTGTAGGCTTGGCTGATACCGACGAACACATCCGAGGGAAGCTCACTGGTCGAAAAATGGCGCGCCCGCCAGTTGTAGAACCTGTCCTCCTCCGGCACATCCGCCCACGGGCCTGGGCCGTACTTGGACAGCATGTATGCTCGGTAGAGCTTATAGATATACACATGGCTGTACGATCGCTTCAACGGCCTTGACCTCCTCCCCGGACTGAAGTCCGAGGATTCCTAGTCATCTAAGCCCTTACGCGCCAGAATCTCCAGGGCCGATGACCGATCGCCCGTACAACTGATCATCCTGGGTGCCCGCACGTACTCGATGCGGAAGCCGAGTTTCGTATACAACTCCACAATCCTAGGCGTCGCCTGGTTGGAGGCTATGACGGGGCCCGGGTGACGGGCCAGCCATTCAGCCAGTCGCACCTGGTCATCCCAGCCGAACCCCTCTTTGGAGTACTGCCGGAACTCTACATCATAGGGCGGGTCGGCATAGATGAAACTGGTCGACTCGAACTCAAGTTCCTCGAAGTCCCCACAATAGAAGCGCCACTCGTTGAAGAAGGTGCGGTACCTGTTCAGGTCTATCTCGTAGTTGATGTGCTTATACTTGCCGAAGGGAACATTGAACTCGCCTTGCCGGTTGAAGCGGCACAGGCCGTTGTAACCTGTGCGGTTGAGATAAAAGAACAACTGAGCCGCTTCAGCGGTGTCGGCCTGCCCTTGCCGGATCAGCTCGTTGAAACGGCGGCGGTGGGCGTAGTAGAGATCCCGGTCGTTACGCATCTCGATGGTGAACTCCAGGCCTTTGCCTACCCAACGATAGAAATTGATCAGGTGCGGGTTGATGTCATTCAAAACGGCATGTTTGGGCAAAAGCCCCAAGGTCACGGCCATGCCGCCGCAGAAGGGCTCCACGAAACAGCGGTGTTCATGTCCATTGTATAGCTTCTTTATGATGGGCACCAGCCAGCGCTTGCCGCCTGCCCACTTGAGCAACGGTTTAAGCATAGGAGCCCCCTAACAACTCGATTCGCTGGAACCAAAGGCGTCTGGTCTGACCCGGCCCTAACCCCGGAATGAATTCCGGGGCTTGCGGGCCGGGTTCTCTCTGTCACCTTCGCTCGCGCATATCATTCCGTCCTGCTCGCCAGCGCCAGCCATACCTTCGGCTGAAGCACCTTCAGGTATGTGCCCTTCATGCCCATGTTGCGGGTTTCGACGACGCCGATCATCGCCAACTTCCGCAAGGCGATGGTGGCTGTGGATCGGCTGTACCCAACACGGTCCGCTATGCTGCTCAACACCACAGGGCCGCCGTTGGGGTACAACTTAGCAAGTGCGGCGATAACCTCTCGCTCACTGTATGACAGGTTGCTGTCAATCAGCTTCATCACGTTCATTGTCAAAACTCCCCTCCTGAGCTTGTTACTTGATTACCTCCTCGGGCTCGCCAAACAGCACTGCCTACCGCGGGCGTTCCTGCTCCACTGCGAGCCGCAGGATCGCCCGTCCAATGGCCTCCGCAGCCTGCCGCTGGTGGTGTCGCACAATCTGCTGGTAGCGCGGGTCCTGCAGCCACTGGCGCTGCTGGCGGCCGACCTTGGCGGAGTCCTGCTGGCACTGCACAATGGCGTGCCACTCTGCTCCGGCCCTGAAGGCGTTGGCAATAGCCTCGTTGATGACGTCCTGCAGTGTCATACAGCGCTCACCTCCGGTCGCCCCGGCACCTCGTGGCACTCAACACACCGGGGCTCGTACACGTCGTCGCCGCCGGGCAAAATGACGGGGCTGTCCCACGGCGCAGGCTCCCCGTTGATTAGCCGCTGGGTGCGGGTCGCTAGCTCACCGCAGCGGGCGCATACGGCCGCCAGCTTAGTAACGCTGTCGGCCATTGCCAACAGGTATGCCATGCCGTCAAAGGGCTCGCCGCGAAAGCTCGTGTCCAGTCCGGCGACGATGACCTCATGGTCGCGGGACAAATCGACCAGCCGGCGCACCTGGAATTGGTCCCAGAAATGCGCCTCATCGACGGCAAGCACATCAGCGCCATAAACCTCGTCTGGGGACCGAACTGGCTTGGCGCCAATGCTCTTTCCGCTGCGGCTGAAAAGGATGTGACCGGTCCGGTTG